TTTTCTTATAGATGTAAAGGATGAAATATATCGGGCGTTGTATGATGCGGTATCAGGATTGGTGAGTGAAATAACAGACGTAATTATAAGCGCCATAAATCCCATCGTAGAATTTATTATTGGAGCGGGAGCATGTGAAAAAGAAATACATCCTCCGGCTACGACGCCACAAAGACAATATAATATTGTACCTCGTGCAAAAATGCGTATGCACAGGGTACAAAAAAGGAGATAAATATGGTTTGGGAATTCATATTATTTAGTGCAATAGGGTTATTTATATCAGCTTCTCTTGCATACTTTGGCGGATATGAATGGCTTTATAAAAAAATCGAAAAAAGATTTCCGCCGCGAGGATGGTATGAGATGGCTAAAAAAGATTTAATGCCGAGAGGGGCAAGGCTGACAAAAATATCAAAATCGTACGGGGTAAATAAAGATGCAGTAAAAGGGCATCTGGATATCATCGAAAAACAGTGGGGCGCTAATATGGCATACATGGAATTTCACGGATTAGAATTACCGGCGACTAAACCTATAGGAATGCATAAGGTTGATAGAAAACACAAATAATAAGCAGAGGGGAGCGGCGATGAGTAACCAAAAAATATCTGCCAGTGAAATAAGGGCATTAGATTGGCTTAAATCAATAAAAAAGAGATACCAATATAAAGAGTCTCTTAAAAGACAGATAGAGGAACAAAGAGAAAAGGAGATAGCTCTTTCGCATCAGGAAATAGGCAAGGATATAAATGCCGGTATAAGAGCAAACAATAAAACTGACAGAACGGGAAATACTGCTGCTCAAATATGCGACAATCTTACAGTTCTTAATGATAAGCTTGAAAGGGCACAGCTCGAATGGGAAAATGATTATGTCATTTTATCGGACTGCTACGAGGACCCCGAGATAGATATGCGTATAGAGGAATTTGAGGTTCTTTTATACACCTTCTTTGAGGATATGACTGACGCTGAGATAATGGAAAAGATAAGATATTCCGATACGAGCGTGAGGCGATTCCGCAAAAAGGCGGTTAAAAAAGTGGGTAAATATATAGACAAACAAAACAGGTTGGCGGAAAATGGCGGAATTTGGCGGGATTTGGCGAAATAAACATGTTATTATGATAGTGTGATTTTCGGGCCTGATAAACCCGAAACACTCAAAGAAAAGAGCTGTCTGTCATGAGCAGCTCTTTTTCTTTACCCAAAAATAATTATGAGCACAGGCTTGGAAAATAACGACCAAAATACTTTTATGAACAAAGTGTGTTACGCCAAATACTGTGCTCATATAAAGCATAAGCAGCGAGGAACATATGATAAGTGCTGAAGATAGAGCAATAAGAAAGATAGCGCGAATGCTAAAGCGTGTGCGCAGACTATATGGGTTTGAGTTTAATGGAGATGAACTGACTATTCATCTTATGGGTAGATGTGAAGGGTTCATGGCGGATATACCTGTAAAGTGGTTAAATAACAATGGCTAAGGCTTGGGCTAAAGCTTTCTATAACTCTAAGGCGTGGAAGGATTGCAGGGCGGCATATATAAGCACTATACCAGGTGGCGTGTGTGAGGAGTGCTTATTAAATGGAGAAATGTCTCCAATATCTATAGTACATCATACGATTGAATTGACACCTGAAAATATAAACAATCCAGAGGTTGCACTTAATTTTGATAATCTCAGGGGCTTGTGTTTAGATTGCCATAATAAGACTCACTATGAAGAATCTAGTTATGAACATTTATATCATAATGAAATATATGAAATACAAAATAGACGAGATACTAGAGCGGGTATGAGGTTTGATGATAATGGACAGCTTATAAAGGCTGGGATATATATTGTATATGGTCCACCAGCAAGCGGTAAGACAACATATATAAAGGAACACATGACGTATGGGGACTTGGTAATAGATCTTGATACTATAAAGCAAGCAATATCATATTGTGATAAAACATCAGCGCCAGATAATTTGTGGATAGTAGCAAATGCTGTACGACAATATATGTACGGTATAGTCGAGCGTGGAGAATATGATAGCGATAATGTATGGATAGCTGCAGGGCTACCAATAAGAAAACAAAGAGAAGAATTAGCTAAACGCATGAAAGCAGAACTTATATATGTGCCTGCAAAAAAAGAAGTGTGTATAGCGAGGGCAAATAAAGATGAAACCAGAAAAAATAAAGCGATGCAGGAACATATTATAAACAAATGGTTTAGTTTATATGAAGAATAACCCCCCCTGTAAAAAATAGTAATAACAAATATAAAAGACCGTATGGGAAAATCAATCGAATTATACGCAGGATATTTTACATAACCCCCCACCCCCTAAAAGAGAGTATTAGGTGATATTAATGGCTAGGTACGAGGAATTACCAAAATATGAAAAGATAAAAAAGGAAAAGAATAGACTTAAAAGGATATTCAAGGATATAACGGAGAATAAGAAGAAAACATGCGAAGGCCTCATTGATGAGGCTTCTTATATGCGTGCTACCTTATTTGATTTAAAACTGGAAATAGATAGTAAGGGTCCCGTAGTTGAAATGATGCAGGGTACGTATTCTATCGATAGACAAAACCCGGCACTGCAAGGCTATAACACAATGATCAAAAATTATAAAGAAATAATCAAGCAGCTTATAACAATGCTCCCAGAAGAAAAGCAGAAAGCCGCCGGTGACGATGGATTTGAGGATTTTGTAGAAGGACGTGATTAAGTATCCTCTTTCGTATAACCCGATTCTTGAATATTGGGAGCGTATAGAGAGCGGGCAAGAAGTTGTTTGCGATAAGATTCTCAGAACATATAAAAAGATAGTCTTTGATTTAAACAATAAGAGCAGCATATGGTATTACGAGCCAAAACGCGCAAACCATATCATAGAGTTTGCCGAAAATTATTGCAGGCATTCAAAGGGTAAAAAGTGGGGCGGCAAAAGGATACAGCTAGAGCTTTGGGAAAAAGCTATGCTTGCTACAATCTTCGGATTTATAAACAGCGAAGGTGTTCGGAAATATAGGGAAGTAATTCTTATTGTAGGTAAGAAGAACGGTAAATCGCTTATTGCTTCAGTTATAGGGCTATATATGCAAATTGCGGACGGAGAGCCAGGTGCGGAAGTTTACGCAGTCGCCACACAAAAAGATCAGGCAAAGATAGTATGGCTTGAAGCTAAAAAGATGGTAAACAAGTCACCTATTTTAAGACAAAAAATAAAGCCTCTGGTCGCTGAGATGTATGCACCATTCAATGAGAGTGTTTTTCGTCCTTTGGCGAGTAATGTAGATAGTCTCGACGGAAAGAATGTTCACTGTGCATTGATGGATGAATTTCATCAATGGAAGTATGGAAAGGCACTATACGACATTATAGCAGATGGCGTGACGGCGAGAGATGCGCCGTTGATTGTAATGACTTCGACTGCGGGAAAAATACGTGAGGATATTTACGATCAGAAGTATGATGAGGCTAAAAACTTAATAAACGGATATTTTGAAAAAGAAGGCTATAAGGATGAAAGAACTATAGCCTTTGTTTATGAGTTGGATAAACGCGAGGAGTGGACGGATGAAACCGCTTGGAGGAAAGCAAATCCCGGGCTTGGAACAATAAAGAATGAAGAAATACTTCGCGATAAGGTAGAAAAAGCAAAATATAAACCTGAGCTAGTTCGTAATCTTATTTGTAAAGAGTTTAATATCCCGGAGACGTCGGAAGAATCGTGGCTTACTTACGAACAGCTTAACAATGAGGAGTGTTTCGACCTTGAAGTTCTCAAACCTAAGTATGGGGTAGGCGGCACGGACTTGTCAAAAACAACGGACTTAACAGCTGCAAAAGTTATATTCATGGTACCAAATGACATAAGGATTTATGTTTTGCAAATGTATTGGCTGCCAGAAGATTTATTTTATAAAAGGATTAAAGAGGATAAAACTTCTTATGAAAAGTGGTATGACTTAGGATATTTGCGGCTTTCGCAAGGTAACAAGGTGCATCCAAAATACGTAACTGAATGGTATTTGGAGGTGATGCACGAAAAGGACATATATATCCCGTGGGTTGGATATGACTCGTGGAGTGCTGAATATTGGGTGGAAGAAATGCAAAGCCACTTTGGGAAAAAATCAATGATTCCGGTTATACAAGGTAAAAAAACTCTTAGCGGTCCTATGTATTCATTAGAGGCGGACTTGGAAAGCAAGATAGTAGTTTATAACAATAACCCTATTGACAAATGGTGCTTGAGCAACATGGCTGTTGACCGTGATAAAAATGGAAATATACAGCCATGCAAATCAAAGAGTCAACGCAGGCGCATAGATGGAGGGGCGGCTTTATTAAATGCCTATGTAGTGCTGCAAGATAACATGCAAGACTATCAAAACATGATTTAAGGGGGTGGTTTATTGGGATTATTTAATAGAATATTTAGGAATAAAACCCCTACGTCTGGATATAAACTCATTACCGAGCATGGTAATGGGTTTTATTTATGGAATGGGAAGCTTTACGAATCCGATATTATTCGTTCGTGCATAAGGCCAACCTCTCATGCTGTCGGAAAGCTTACTCCAAAGCATATTAGAAAAGGTACAGGAGAAAAAAGCGATACTGTAATATTTCCTGAGCCATATATGCGGATATTGTTGGAGGATCCAAATCCTCTAATGAGCTTTCAAATGCTCATTGAAAAGATGATAAATCAACTTGAGCTAAACAATAATGCTTTTGCTTTAATCACCCGTGATGAAAACGGATATCCTTCACAGATATGGCCGCTAATAGCATATAACGTACAGATGGAGCTTTCAGATAACGGGGAGATGCAGCTTAAGTTTTATTTAAGCAATGGCAAAACCCCTACTTACCTTTACAGAGACATTATTCATCTGCGCAAAGATTTTAATGCAAATGATGTATTTGGTGAAAGCCCGGCTGAAGCCATCAAAGCATTGATGGACATAACCACTGCCGAAGATCAAAGCATGCTCAAGGCTGCAAAAACCGCAAATGTCATACGCTGGCTTTTGAAGTTTAGTCAGACTTTAAAAGATGAAGATTTGACTATCAAAGCACAGGAGTTCAATAAAAATTATTTGGCAACTGACAGCGAAGCAGGCGGCGCTGTGCCAGTAAATGGGAACTATGAAATTGAGCAGGTAAAGGCAGACGGATATTCTCCGAGGGCCGCACAACTTACCCGGACTACTGCAAGGATATATAACTTTTTCAACACCAACGAAAATATTGTACAAGGCAAGTTTAAAGAAGATGACTGGACGGCTTTTTATGAAACAAAAATTGAACCGCTATCAAAGCAAATGAGCTCGGAATTTACACGCAAACTTTTTAGTCGGAAAGAGCGGGCATTTGGAAACAAAATAATCTTTGATTCCATGAATCTCCAATATGCCAGCATGTCAACAAAACTTGGACTAGAGAAGATGGTAGACCGCGGAG